TAAACTTATATCTCCCAATCCTCCAAGATTTATAGTACTATCCTTACTTGTATCATTAAGTATAAATCTGTTTCTTAAAAATCTTAATCTTCCACCTGCACCTTGTTCATTAAAATCTATATCCCCAAGAAATGTATTAAGACTATTAAATTTTTCTTCTAATAGGTCAAATTTATCTGACGCTGTTTTTAGGTCACCTGCAAGTTTAGGAAATTTTATTCCTAATATACTACCAATTGTACTTCCTGTAGTGGATGGTGCATTAAATAATTTCCCAAAATCTGCCTTCTCCATATAAGTTTCACCACCGAAATGACGTGTTGCATGAACAAGTGGTGGAATTGACATTATCAAATTACTTCTACTCCAATCTCTTGTTTCTTCTCGTGGATTTAATTCCTGTAACATATGTTGTTTTCCTTGCCAACTTGCTCCATCTGGAGTTTCTAACCACTTTTCTATTCTTGTAATATCTTCACCTGACCTAATTACTTGTTGTGCCATCCAATTATCTATACCATCTCCAAATTCATATCTATCTCCAATATCCTTTCTAATTAATGGATGAACTCCAGAATAACCAAGAACTTTATATGGCCATTTTCCACCTGTCTTTCCATAATTTACTAAAAATTGAGCTGCTAAATAACTATTTGCATTATATGTAGGTTCACTACTAATATATAGTGGAAGCATTGGATGTGATATAGTTTCTGTAGTGGTATATGTATCCTGACCACTTAAATAAAAATCTTGTTCTTCATCTGAAAGATGTGCAACTTCTTCTTCTGTATATTGATTTACATGATGAGTAGTTATTGTTTCAGTATCTATTAAATTCCTCCAAGAACTTCCATGATTAGTAAGAAATTTAGAATTATGTGACCACCCAAATTGACTATCTATTGAATATAAAAAATCATTATTTGGATAAGAATGTGGTATATTAAATGTCCTTTGAAATAACCTTCCACCTTCACCACTAAAAGATTGAAATTCTGTACCACTACCCTGTACTGTTAAATTTATACCATCTGGAGTTATATATTTTCCACTTTCATCTTCAAACATTGAACTTTTATTATATAGTGATTCTAATCTACCATAATAACTATTTCCACCACCAACCGGTCCAAATTCATAATCATCTTCCAATAGTATTCTACTCGTATATGTTGAAATTGGAAGTGATGTTGAACCCCACGCTCCAAGTGCTGATGGCCATTTTGGTTCATTGTCTATATTTATTTCCTGTTCTGGAACAACACCATAATGTAAAGAAGAATTCATTCCTGCAATAGTATAAGACAATGGAGTTAATATCATTTCTTTATTTGGACCTAATAGTGAACTAACCATATCCTTTGTAAAACCTAATGGTAAAGTAGTAGGACCCCACTCACCTATTCTTCCACTTAAATAATCTACTTCTTTATATGGACCTCTATTTGAACTTGTATCTATTGGACCAAATTCACTTACCATATTTTCCAATGATTTTCCACTTGGTCTATCAAATGTTTTATTACCAGTAATAGAATGACCCCTAACTGTAAATTCTTGAGGATTATCATTTGGATAAACACCTTTCCCCACCCCATCATCAAATTTAGTATGATCTATTGGATGTGGTTTAATTACATCACGAGTAGATCCATGAACTCCACCCTTATTTGGATCAATATCACTATTATTACCGATTTTATTATATTCAGTCCATTTGAAATTTTCTAAATTTTCTGTTAGTTTTACTATACTCATTTTTTATCTCTGTGCAAATGCACCTTCAATGTTTCTACCAAGTTTTCTTGTTTGGTCGGTGGCCTGTTCTGCAGTTGGTTGTTTTGCTAACAATCCTATCACTTGGTCTAATTTTGTTTCCATTTTTGAATTATCTACATTTACTACTGATGAATTTGTCATACGATTTGCTAATCCTGGTGCTGCCATAAAATCATCATTTGGTGATAAATTATATATTCCACCTTCTTTTGGTGAGATTTGAGTTTTACCTTTAGCTGGACTAAATACATCACCCGCGGATGATATCATTCCCGCACCTATAAGTCCAATTGCTGCACCAATTCCTGCTCCTACTTTTGCACCCACTCCCATAGTTACTAATTTCCAGGGAGCGAGTCCACCGAGTATCATACCAATTAAACCACCAACCACAGTAAGAAGTGCTGCGATTGCCCAAAAAGATTTATACCATGCTTTTCCAGATGCTTGTGCTGCACCCTCTTCAGCTTTCATAAATGTAGATAATTGTGCCCCTTGTAATCCAATAGCCTCTCCTAATGCCTGTCTTTGAACAACACTCATCTTCGCAAATTCTGCTTCACCACCTGCCTGATTCTTAACCTCTGTCATCATTTCTGCCAAATCACCACTATATGCAAGTTGTCGTGCTTTATCCAAATTAATTGAACGACCAAGTAATACAGACGCTTCCATTTCTGCTGCTATTGAAGATTCCCAATCTAATAATTTTTCTGCTACTGAACTGGTTGCACTTAAATCTAATCCCATTGCTGCTGCTTGTTTAGCGGCCTCTTTCATATTTTCACCACCATCTTTGGCGTACATGGCAAATAAATCAGCATTGGATGCCAAATCTCCCATTACCTTTGCTGCTGATAATCCGTCTTTTTTAATTTCCTTTATCCACCTGGCCTGTTTATCTAATGCCATTTCTTTAGTATCACCAGTAATAGAAGTTTGTAACATAGCTATTTTTGCCATATCACTTGCTTGAACACCACTAAGGAATGATGCTTTCTTCATTGTAAATAACATACCAGCACTTACATCATTAACACTTCCAAATTCATCTAACATTGCCTTGGTTTCATCTTTGAAAAGTAACATTGCCGGAGTAATTTGTGATAATCCAACACCCATATCTCTTGCAAAATTAAATGCAGATACTGCCCATCCTGCTATGGCAGTTCCCACGGCAATTGCACCTATACCTAATTTCCCCATTCCTTTTTTTGCAGATGATATACCCTCTTTATGTGCAGCATATTGTTCTGATACTTGAGATTTAGTCAATCCTTTCCCTGCGGTCTTTTTTTGAAACTCATTCCAGTTTAGTAATTCCCCAGTTGAACCTCTCATTGAGGAAACTAAATCACTTGCAAGCTCTTTACCTTTAGTTTTAAAATCTAATTTACTGGCAATAATATCACCAAAAATTGGAATTCTTCTAATCGCATCATCCATAGCATCAAACGGTTTCTGGATTAAATCTCGTTGAGCACCCATAATATCATTTATTCGTCTTAATTCATTCTGTTTTTCTCTTGCCATTCTTAATGATAATTCTTCATTTTTCAATCCAAGACGCTGGGCTTCCAAAATATCTTCTGTAAGATCCAAATTACTAAAATTTTCTGTTCCAACTTTTTCTACATTATCTATTACATCTTGCCATCCCTTTGCAACATTCTGAATAATACCAATTGATTTTTTTGATAAGTCTGAATTTGTTTTACTTAAAGACGCAGTTTTTACCATAGATATATTTAACGACTTGGTAATAGTAGTTAAATCCTTTCCATTACCATAAATTTCTTTAAAACTTGATACTATGTTCTTGGACACATCATTGAATTTTGAAAACGACTTGACCGAATTATCTGTCATTCCAGATAACAATTTTATTTGGTCTTTAACATTACCTATAACCTTATTTAAATTCCCCCATAAAGCACCATTATCTTTAATGTGTTTTTTAGTTTGTTTGTTTAATTTATTCCACTCATCTTCCGATGGAAAATTAAATCGTTCCCAATCTTTTTTACCAGCCATCAATTATCTCTATTTAATAAAAGAAGATATGGGATTATCTTTTATATGCTGTTCTAACTCATCTCGTAAATCATTATATCTCTTTCTAATACGTTTAATTTCTGGGTCAGATTCTAATGACTTCATCACCTTCTTACCACGAGTTTTTGCAACTTTACTAAAAAAATTATCTAAAAATTCATTTAAAATTTGTTCGTTTTTTATCTTATACTTTGGCATTATATTTTCTCCGAATTGAAGTGTAACTAATTGAAATGTTCTCTTATATAAATATCAAGATAAGTAAAAAATATTATTTACGAGATGGTTTTTTAATAGAGGGTCCTCTCGTTTTAGATTTTTTCATTTGCTTATCATATGCTGATTGTTCGTCCTTATACTGTTGTTCAAGACGTTTTAAGTAATAAAGTCGTAAATATATGGGCATATTATAGACTTCATTGAATGTGAATCCACCCTTTGAATTATATATTAAGGTGAATATTTGGTTGTGTATATCTGGTTTATCTTGTGGTCGAAGGCCAAAAAAACGTAGCGGTCACAGGGACCGAAACCTCCTCTAATTCACCATTATCAAGTTCTACTGAAAAAGATAAATCTACATCTGGGGTAATTGCAGTAAGATAAGTTCTATATGCAAAAGAATCTATTGAAAGAAACTCATTATCCACAAATGAATTTATCACATTTCTATCACGATTTCCATCTATTGCCAGTATAGACGATTTTAATCGTGTAGTAATTTCCGGATCAATTCCAGTACTATTAGATATTTTCTTTAATGCTTTTAATTGAGAATCAATTGCCTTTTCATCACTTTGTGTTAAAAGTTTAAATGTCAATTTTCTTTTTGATCCAGGTAACTGAAACTCAAATTCATTCTTACCCTTCTCAAAATCATTTAAATTTATTTTTTTATCTTCAAGTGTTGTCAAGTCTACGGTTTCTTCTCTTGACTTACCACTACTTGGATCAACAAATTCAAATGTATAATCTTTACCGTATGCAAGAACTCTAGCTGCTATCATAATTGCATTCTTATCCCCAATTAAAATATCATCAAGATTCACATCAGAAACTACTAATGCCTCTAACAACTTATCTAACACTATACCCTTCTGAATTAAATTGGACGAAGTTAGAATATCTTCTTCTCTTGCAGTCATATATTTAACTTCTACTTCCCCACTTGATAATGGATTATCTTCTGGATAAAAATATCCCTTTGAAGGTAAACTAATCATTTCAGTAGGAAATTGGCGTTCACTTTTAGCCATATTTATTCTCCTATATTTTAATAATAACTATTTTTTCTAAAACTTATACTGGGTATTCAATTAAGAATACCCAGTTTTGTTAAACTATTGTGGTCCGGATTTACCGACCGCGTCTCTAACTGAATAAAGACCGAAAGATGCTAATAATGTCCAAACAACTTCTGGTACTTGATCTACGTAACCTGCTGCTTGTAAAACACCGACAACACCTGCAATTACTGATGTCCAAATCGTTTTAGATTTCCACCATGCTTTGTCTTGTAATACTGCCATTTTTGACTCCTATTGTTGTTATTAAAAACCTTAAAGTATACTTTAACTAAAATTGTAAAATAGCGTAGTCATAACGCAACGTAAGCGTTACATCTACTGGATCAGTAGTATTTGACCAATCCAAATCACCAAAGGTAGCATTAGTAATCCAAGTACCTTTAAGTGTCCATTCTTCAACTTTATCACCGACCGGTCCAAGAACATTGATAGTTACATCTTTCTTATAGAAATCTGTGTATCCATCACGACCCGTTACTGATTCATGACCTAATCTAATCCATTCCATACATGCTTGTGCCGCTGACGGAACAACTGGATCATAAAGAGTAATCTCTAATTCTTCCCACGCTCCTTTACCTTTAACATATCGTTTTACGTTGATATGGTCTAATTCTATTGTTTCAAATGCTATTGTCGGTCTGTTCGCAGTCTTAATAAGGTAAGCTGGAATACCTTCAATGTACATGATGTATCTGTTCTTCGTTTTTGGTTCAAACGGTGTGAACATTATTTCCGACGGGTTTAATAGTTCTGGCATCTTTTATCTCCAATTAAATTTTTATTTCTTCAACTATAAATATCAAATTTCTAAAAAATCATTATATTCATTTTTCATAGTTTTATAGAAGTTTTTAATTTCTACTCATATATAAATATAACGAGCAACAAAAAACCCCTCAAAAAAGAGGGGCTTTTATTTGTTTTATACCGTATTACTATCTTACGATGGAAACGTTGCTCCAGTTGGTAATACAGAGAAGTCCAATACGATAAATTCAGCCGTTCTTGTCGGTTGAATAAATATCTGGCCAACTAATTGGTTTCTATCTACAACATCTGGAGTGTTATTGGAATCATCCATTACCACTTTAAATGCTGATAAACCACTATTTGCCTGTACTGATTCCAAGAACGGATTCACTATATTTAAGAATCTACTTCTTGTTGCAGATGTATTTTGTTCAAAGACTAAATACCTACTTGAAGATGCAATAAACTTCTTCAATTTAATAAGTAATCTACGAACATTCACACGATCAAGTGCTGATGGTTTTGCTTGGAGTGTTTTTTGTCCCCAAACTACCACACCCTGTCCTGGAAATGAAGCTATTGGATTAACTCGTTCTTCATAAAGATCATCTCTTTCTGAATGTGTTAATCTTGTTTGTGCTTCTGTCACCGTTGTTAGACCACCACGATTTAAACCAGCTGGTGCAAACCATTCGTGTGCTACTTTATCTGTGTACGCTATTGTACCAGGAAGTACTACCGATGGTGGAACCCATACTGGAAGTGATGTATTTCTATCAACTATTTTTACCCAAGGGTAATATGTTGCTGCGTAGTTAGTATCAAGTGAATTTATTGCTGCTGTCGCTGATGATATTGAACCACCCTTAATTCCACAATCTAATACATAAAAACAATCACCACGGGCTTCACATTTAGAAATTGCGTGATTTGTTATTTTACTATGTAAACCATGAATAATACCAGGTGTTACTAACATATTAATATCAAACTCGTCTGGATTACTTACTGCATTAATTGCTTTCTTATAAGCAGTAGTTCCACCAGTAGATGAAGTTGAACAATCAAATCCTTGTGTATTTGTATTCACAATGTTAGACCCTACATATTTAGGTGCCGCTGGATTAACACTATCGAATCCACCCTGGAATGGTACTACAAATTTACGTTGTTTAATATGTGAATTTGTCAATGTTATTGATGCACTTGCTGCTGTGTAAGTACCTCCTAAAGTTGAACCATCATCATGTCCATTAAAATCCTCTAAACTCATAGTAACATTTGATCCATTACCAAATGAATTAACTGGTGCAAGATACTCACCTACATCAGCATTACTATAATCTACTCCATAAAGTACATTACTATCAAATTCACCTTGTGCATTAGACTGTGTAGTCTTAAATGTTATAGTTGGAACTGAAGTATCACTACTACCAAATGGGTTATTGATTGCCGCGTGTCCCATAGGAACAACTTCTTTAGGAACACTACCATCTGCTATTGAAGAAAAATCAGATACATAAATATGTTTAGATAGGTTTGGCCAATCTCCATTATAAGTTAATTTGCCATTACTATCAATAGTCACATATCTATCACCAATTCTTTTTGCAAAATAATTAGGACTTGTTGGATCAAAATTCAATCCATCCCATTGTTCTAATGTATTATCAGTAGTTTGTCCATTATCATCTAATCCAGTTTGTCTTAATTGTAATGAAAATGTACCATAATCACTACCAGCAACATTTGCTGCAGTTTTTACATTCAAAATAGCAACTTTGTATTTATTATTTACATCACTACCATGTGAACGAGTATTAACTTTAAACAAGCTATATCTTGAACCATTAATCAACTGTGATTGAATAGATGGTGTAGAAGCATTATTATATGTTACGGAAAGATTCAATGTTCCTGCACTTGCTGTTACTCCTGCATTTGCTGCAGAATACCCATTACTACTTTGTGCATACTTAAAGTTTTTATACAAATATGCAGATACAGTATTTTGACCGGATTTCTGAACTTGAGCATCTTTACTGAATACATTTTCAATATAATTTTGACTTCCTGTATCAAATGAAATTGTATATGCACGAGAAGTTAAACTTTTAGCTCCCCAATTACTACCACTCAAAGTTAATACAGATTCATTCCAATCTGAACCTGCCTGTAATGTACTACCTGATAAATTTGCAGTTCCGTCTGAACCCCCACGTGAAGGTGCTAAAACTGCTAATGTATTTTTGGTCTTTGTACTACCACTAACATAAAGTGATAAATAATCTACTGAATATCCACTTGTATTAAGAACACGAACAATCGTAACTGTCCCCGCACTTCTTAAATACTGTTCTACGGCATACGGTGTGTAAAAATTCTTGTCCGTAGTACCGAACATTTCTTCAAAATCTGGGAAATTACGAATCACGGTTGGTACAAATGCTGGACCCTTAACTGTTGGTCCAATTATACACGCACCTATTGATGCAATTCCTTGAGGAAGAAATGATAAATCTCTTTCCCTGGTGAAAACACCTGGGGAAACAATGCGCTCTGCCATTATTTTTCTCCTATTAAATGTTAAATTAAATAACTTTTTAATCTAAAATAGACTAAAAATCTATAACTATAAATATAACCTAAACTCACCAAACGATAAGTTTATAGGAGATTATTTTAAGCAGTTTCTTCAGTTGTAACCGTTGATGTAAAAACCCCCGTTGATGGGTCTAATGAACCTGGACCATATTTTTTATTCAATTCATCAACCAATTTTCGTTCTGTTTCTTGAACTCCAACATAATCTGCTTCTAATTGAACTTCAGTAGATTCTAATGAATCAAGTTGTTGTTGAACTAACAATCTTTGAACTTTTAATTGTCCAAATTGTAATTGTTTTTGTTGATATGAACTTTGTAGGTCTTGTAAAGATTTTAATTCATCTTCTGTGAATTTTATTTCTTTAGTTTCAGCCATAACTTATGTCTCCTATTTGTATTTTGTTATATAACTATTGTAATATATATCAAGTAAAACTACTTAATACACTTTTTTCTTTAAATCTTCTACTTCTTGTTTTAATTCTTTTATTGATTCTATTAATAGTGGAACTATTCGTTTGTAATCCACTCCTAAATAACCACTTTTCCTTTCTACTATTATTTCTGGAACTACTTTTTGAACTTCTTGTGCAATAACTCCTACATCATGTCCCCTTTCTCTTGCCCAACCAGGTGCTTTATCATTCCAATCAAATTCTACACCTCTAATACCGTCTATCTTATCAAGAGAACCTTGTATAACTTCTACATTATCTTTAAGTCTTGTATCTGAAAGATAATATGCAACAACGTCACCTGCGGCGACTATATCTCCACTTGCTGATATATGATTAAATTCTGGACTACTTCCAGATACTACTACCCGTTTCCATGATGGCATATATTATATTCTCCTTAATTGCGGTTGGATACTTTTCTCAAAGCCCACTTCCCATTGTTGCCAAACAACAGGCCAACCATTAAGTATTATGTTCTACTGTTAGCTTATATTCTTCTCTTAATTTGTATGTTACTTGCATTACCTTTTGTAAATCTGAACCTTTATGTTCTGCATTTGCAAGTAAATTTAACAAAAATTCTATTTCAGGGAGTGTTAGAGGATGAATATAAGCTTTTCCTTCTACTATTTTAACACCCCCCTTAGCGTTTAGTGCCATTTGTGTAACCTCTTATTTAATGTTATGCGAATATCCAGATTTCGTTGTCGTCTGTATCAATATAGATAGTTCCAACACCATTTGTTGCTCCACCATAAACAGGTGCTGCTTGACTATCACCAGCTCCGGTTCCAGTTTCTACCACACCGACATAAGCGTCTGGGGTTAAACCAGTTGCCGTTCCAACTAAATCTGCGTCGAATGCCCATCTATCAACTCCTGAATCATATCCTAATGCGTATCCAGCTAATGCTGAATTTTGAACTACAATACCACCATCTGTATCCGTTGCTGATCCACTTGCGAATATTGCAAATTTGTCAACTACTGCTAAATTGGTAGAATTAATTGTTGTTACAGTTCCAGTTACATCTAAATTACCACCGACAGATACATTACCAGTTGCAGTTACTGTTGTAAATGTACCAGCTACTGCTGTACTTCCACCAATCACGGTATTATCAACAGTACCACCACTAATTGTTAAATCGTTTGCTACATAAGTATCAGCTACTGCTGTTCCTTGCCAAACACCGGTTCCGATTGTTCCAACTGAAGTTAATGAAGTTAATGATGTTAAATTTGCATGGTCATTCAAATATGTAGGTATTCTTGAAGCTACCGTTTTTCTATTTGTTCCAGCCGCTCCATCATCTACTATGAACAAATCAGCATCTGCTAAACCTGCTCCAATATCAGTCATACCATCAATATCTAATGCTAAATCTGATACAGTAGCTGATCCATTAAAACTTGTCATTCCAATACCACCATTTGCTGTAATAGATAAACTATTTAAGTTACTACCAAGACTTACTCCTGAAATTGTAGAGTTTGATAATTTAGCGTTTGCAATTGAACCAGCCAACATACTATTTTCAACTGATGTGGCTGCTATTGTTAATGCTCCACCTGCTGCTATTGTTGCGTCTCCACTAACATTTGCAAAAATACTATCTTCTAAGTTACTGAATGTAATACTCTTTTCAGTTCCATTATCAGATACTAAAAACTTATCTTGTGTTTGATGTAATGTAGCTGCTCCGTATGCACCTAATAATTCAATATCTTGTGCAACTCCAGTTAAATTACTACCATCACCCACAAATGAACCTGTAAATGAACCTGTAAGATGCGATGCTGCTACTGTTGAATCATTTGTTAAATTATTTACTACAGCATTTGCAAACTCTACATTATCAGCAGTTCCAACACCAATACTTGTTCTTAATGTAGCTCCACTTTCAAGTGATGGATCTGTTGTACCATCTCCAACTAACATTTCTCCGTCAGCTAAAACTGCAGTAGCTGATACTGCTTCTGTTCCACTTCCTAATAACACACCACCGTCTGTAAGTGTTGTGGCTCCTGTACCACCTTGACCTACAGCAAGTTGCGTATCAAGTGTTAAGCCAGATAATTCAGCGGATGAACCACTTACTACGACTTTTCTCCATTGTGCCATTATTATTCTCCTATTTTAAACTATTTAGTTTATTGTTAATAAATATATACATTTTAAATTTTCTGTATATATATCTCATTTTATGCTGGACTACTATCAAATCCCATAAACCATTCATCGGATCCTGAATAGAACACCCCACCTGCTGTTGCGGACGGTGTTGTATTTAATGCCCCCAACACTGCCACGTTATTTTCAATTTTAAACATCAACGCATCACTATTATCATAAACACCAAATACACCACCGGTTGACTTAAAAATGAAGTCTGAACCTGTTACTTGTAATGCTCCTCCACTTTCATTCCACGTTGTACTACCATATGTAAATGCGTCTGTAACTGTTAATGTGTCTATATTAGCCGTTCCATCAACATATAAATCTTTCCATTCCTTTCCACTTGAACCTAAATCAAATGCATCATCTACATCTGGAATCATACTACCACTATATTCTGCTGCAACCTTTATTGTATCTGTATCTGTGTCTCCTAAACTAATCGTACCACCAAGAGTTAAATCTCCTACAACATTTGCATTACCAGTTATATGTAAAGATGAACCACTAATAGTTGATCCACTAACCTGACCACTACCAAAACTAACTCCAGTTGAATCTGCAGTTATTGTTTGTAATACCGAATTATCACCAGGGTCTATAAATTTAATCGACCCAGTAGATACATATATTTCTTTCCAAAATTTTGTGGCACTTCCTAAATTAAACTCGTTAGTGTCTGTTGGTAAAAATGAACCACTTAACGATAATTGATTAACTGATTGACTTACAATTAATACTTGTGTTGTATTTTCTGATCCAATACCCTTCGGGTTATGTAAATCTACTCCTGTTAAACCACTATGTTTTTTTGCCATATCTTATTCTCTAATCAGTTATTATTACCTCACCGTCATCGGTGTTTATTGGTACAAAATTTAAAAAATCTGGTGTCTCACCATCGCTTCCTAATCTATCCACTACCATCTTTTCAATCAAAGTAGGTATTGATAGTCCCTTTTCTTTAATTGCTCCATCCACAGAAAATGAACCCGTTACTTCTCCTCCTCCACTCTTTATAGTGACTTTGGTATCAAATCTGTTATTTCCTATGTATTTAAGTCCCACTATGTAATCTCCAATATACTGCAAAATACATCAATATCACCATTTGCTGAAGCTTTAGTTTCTAATTTATCTCCGGCCCCTAAATTAATTGGTTTCTCAATTATTGCCGTTGAATCTGCCGGAACTTCTACTGTCTTTAATATATATCGTCTTGTTTGAAAATTAGCACTTCCACTAATTGCCACATCAACAGTTGCATTATTTGTACCATCAACATTACTTAAATAAATAGCATGTACTACACCAGTTGTAGATGCTGGACAAGTATAAAGTGTTGTTAAATTTGTCGTTGAACCTGTTGCTGCACTTTTGAATGTGTTTGCCATTCATTAACTCCCAAATACTATACTCATTGCTGTTGCGTGATCCATTATTGAAGTTCCCTTTTCATAAACTCTGCCTGTATCTGTATTTATACTCCCAGTTACTCCTATAACATAATCACTACTACCACTCATTTGTAATGATCCTGTAATTGGACTTGGTGTATTTGTTGTAAGAATAGATTGTATCGAATCAGAACCATCGTTTTTCTCAAAGAAAATCTTACCATCATTTGTGTTGATAGCAAGTTCACCTAATTCTAAATTACTTGTATTTGGAACTTTACCAGCAGTAGAGCTCCGTTTGAGTTTAACTGTTTGTGCCATATGGCCTTATCTCCTAACAATATCTATTGTTACTATATTACAGGGTATATACCCTAAAAATATTTTACAGGTTAAAATTGACCCCCATCTATAATTGAGCTAACCGTCAAGTTTCCTGTACTTGCATTATATCCAACTATTCCAGTAGTTACTGCTTGTGTGTCGGCTGATGCTAAATATCCAAGTTGAGTATTACTATCATTTCTGAATGAAACTAAACTTGCCGAACTTGCTGCTACACTTGCTCCAGCACTTACATAAACTGAACCAGTTACTTGTAAACTACTTTGTGCATCTACTCGTGATTGAAAATCTGATATTCCAGCTACATCAAGTGTTCCGTCTATATCAGTATTATCTAAATTTGCCGTTCCATTTACATCTATATCACCTTCTAAATCTGCGTTTCCTTGTAACCATAGATTAGCAAATCTCTGTGCCGTTTTTCCTAAATCATCTGCATTATGTGTAGTTGGATAAAGATTACCCTTTGTTTCAATGGAATCTGAATTGCCCAAATCTATATAAGTAACTGTATCTACACCTTCTAATTTATTTACTGAAGTTAAATCTACATCATTTACATCAATGTAAGTTTCCATGTCCGATATATTATTAGATGAACTTATACGACCACTTGCATCTGCATATACTAATCTGTTTGCAGTTAAATCTGTTTGACTTACTTGTTCTGGTATTCTATATTGAGTTCCACCAACTATACCAGTTTTCCACCAATTTCCTACTCTGTCCCAAAGTATAGAACCAGTTTCACTTGTGGATACATCATAAGCATAAATACCAGCGTCTGCGGCTGCTCCTGCTGTATTCAATTCAATTATATTATCACCAATTAGTAAATTAGATGAAGTTATATAAGTTGTGGCTCCACCGACTTCAAAATTACCAAGAATATACATACTTCCTGTAACTGCTAATGCTCCACCAACATCTACTCTATCATTAAATACTGCTGCTTGGGCAAAATCAGAAGTTCCATCTACATCAATGGTTTCAAATTCTGTTGTTCCGTCGAATCTTGCATATCCATCAACTTCAAAATCAGGGTCACTTGTAGTTCCACCTGTTTGGCCAAATAATACATCACGAGTATCAGAAATTGCTATTACATCTGAACCACCTTCTTGTAGATTTAATCCGTTGTTTCCACTAATAGTTATTGCTCCTGCTGATGTACTTAAATTAGAAGCCGCTCCAGCGTCTAATGAAATACCAGAAGTAGAATCAATAGTGATTGCTCCACTTGCATCAATATCTAATGTTGAAGTATCAATATCAAATGCTACATCTGCGGTTGTACCAATAGAAACAGAAGTTGCCGAATCAATAGTTAGTGCTCCACTTGCATCAATATCTAATGTTGTTGAATCAATATCTATTGGTTTATCAGCATTAGTTCCAATGTTAATTCCAGTATCACTATCTATACTTACTGTTCCACCGGTTGCGTCAATATCTACTATTCCCGCGTTTATATCAAGTGTAGCTCCAGCAGTTGTTATATCAATCTCACTACCATTACCTTCTATACTTACACCACCTGCACCGTCAAGTGTTAATGCTCCTGCTGTGGTTGTGAAGTTGGAAGCCGCTCCGGCGTCTAATGAAATTGCATTACTTGAATCAATAGTAGTTGTAGTATTATCTACATCTAAATTACCATCTATATTTGTAGTAGAAGCTATGTTTACTGAACCAGTTACATCAAGTCCTGCCTGTGCATCTACTCTACTCGTAAAATCTGCTACACCACTAACTGCTAATGTACTACCAAGTGTGGTTGCTCCATCGGTTTGTAATACTCCAGCAGTTGAAATAGATGTTCCTGTACTTCCATATCCACCACCTACATCTAAACTTGAACCATCAAATGTGAAATTAGCATCATCTTCAAGTTCACCACTTGTGCCTGCAATTACTACTCTATTATCTGTTAAATCTCCAATTGCCGCCGTATCTGCTGATAATGTATCAATATTTGCAGTACCATCTATATATAAATCTTTCCATTCTTGTGATGCACTACCCAAATCAAACGCATCATCATTATTTGGTGTAAGAGAAGAGCTGATGTCTGCACCAACTACAAGATTATCACCACTTGTATCACCAAGTTGGATTGTTCCACTTGTACCTGCTTCAAATGTGATATTTCCTACTGCATGTATATCACCACCTACCCACAAATCACTTGATGCTGAAACTATACCGGTAACGTCTAATGTTCCAGCTACCTCTCGATTTGCTATATTCCCAGTAAAATCTAAATTAGTATTCCCACTTGAATCTAATTTATATAAAATCTTATCATCAGTATCATAAAATAACTGACCATTATAATTAGAAGTTGAACTAACATTAGGAACAGTTGTACCAGTAAGCAATCTGCCCACCGTATAATTGTTTGCACCACCACCAATATGCACAACAGGAGTGGTAATACCAGAAATTGAACCAGTAGTTACACCAAGTTCACCCTTTTGTAGTGCACCATACGATTCTAGTTGTGATACCGTTCCTCTTCTATGTTTTATTATCTGTGCCATTTAATTTCTCCAAATATATCTATAAATATCATTTATTGAGTAAATCCTTCACCCAAGTCTATTATACCAACTAAATCTCTATGTGAAACCGTACCCAATCCATCTATTGTAATTTGGGGCTTTTGTGGAGTACTTTGAATATTGATTGTTTGCGTATTATACTCCGTCTTTCCTTTTACTATTAAACTTGCAATAGAATTATCCATACTATCTAAAATAGTTTGACCATGAACATTTAAGGAACCACTTATACTAAATGACCCTGTGAATTGAGGTTTTAACTGTTTACTTTTTAATCTTGCCACTTATAAATTCCTATTTCTTGTTCTTTTCGTTGTTCCCACCACAAAGTCATACCTTGTGATATTCTTTTTTTGTGTTTTTTTGACTTTGGTTTTTTCATCTTTTCTATTGTTTCTAACGTCACCTTTCTATCTAACTGTGCACAAGACTTACATACACTATTATTACCTACTGCCCTATCAAATGAATCTTTACGAGTGTAAGTAAGCATCTTTCCACAATCTGGACAGGGTCTATTTTTTCTATTGGGCCAACTGCGCTTGCGCATTTGCTCTCCTCGTCTCCCACCCCCTTTTTGCACTTTCACTTAATACTTTGTGCATTTTGAGTGTGTTATAAGTTTTCTTTCTCGTATCACTCATCTTCTTACGAGTTTCTTCAGAAATTTGTTTGCCTTTCTGAGTTTCACTAATTCTTTTTCTGACTTTCATTGGTATAGTTCTGTTCTTAAATTTTTCAATCGTTTCAGGTTTATGTTTTTTACCTATTCTTGATTGTCTTATTTTTTCTTTTGTCTCTTCACTCATATTTGATTTTGAGACACTCATTTTCTTTTTAGTTCTATCAGAATGTAAACTATTATCTCCACCACTTCGTAAATTATATCCGAACTCTTTTATATTGGATTTATATTTTTCAATAAAATACTCTTCCATCTTATTTAGTTCATCTATTGTCTTACATTCTTTGATTACTTCCCAATCAAAATCATATTTTTTCAATGCATTTCCAAAGTAAAATGTTCCATGTCCATATTCGTGTTGAGCTTTCCTCACCTCAAATGGTTGAGTAGTCTGTCCTACATAGACTTTGCCATTTTCTTTGTTTGTTGCTTTGTATATTCTCATAGTAATAAATATCAAGTTATAGTAAAAACAATGTGGGTATATACAATTTAAATCAATTCTTCAATCATTTCTTCAATTTTTTTATTGAGTATTTTAATTTCCTTTAATCCTTTTTTTATCATACTTGGTTTACCTTTATTAATACCAGAAAATACCTTCCCTAAATTAACACTCAAACTTTGTGCATATATTTTCAACATTAAGAATGACCGTTTTTCTTCACTCATTTTTTCGTTTAATGAATCCTCTTTGATTTGAGATGGAGTTTTGAATGCTGGCCTATCTTTGTCTGTATAAAGTTTTCCTATCTCTACACCAATTCTTTCAAACTCTGTAAGTCCATCTGTATTTTCACCTTTCATTACAGGTTTAGACCACCGTTTTGGTAATTTTTTAAATGAAGTGTCATTCCATTCTGTTAGTAATTTTTTTAGTTTAATCATATTATTTCCTGTTCCAATTTTTTACAAAATTAAATTTAAGACTACTTGGTGCCTTTTTTTTAAAATACTCAAGTTTTTCCATATCACTTTTATAATCTTGTATTTCATCTAATATATCTATTTTTATAACATATTTTAAAATACCACTTATACTACTCTTTTTAATAGTTTCTTCTCTCTCATCACCATACATTTTTCGTAATTTTTCCGGATCATCATCATAAAATGGGTTTCCGTGCATAAATGGTTGAAACTTAAACTTATTAGACATTTTATTTCCATCAAACACTATTCTAACATCTGTATCATTATATCCCAATCTATAATTTCGTGAAAATGATATATGACCCAAATTTGATTTCATTTTGTTTGTGTCAAGTATTCTAAACAATGAATGCATTGAAGTGAAATGATAAATTATTCCAACTTGTTTTGCTTCAAGTAAACTCATTAACTTAAGCATTAAATTTTCCCCAACTTATAATTTCATCATCATCTTCCAGTATATATCCAATGGATTCTGTATCCACCTTCAGATAAAATGATGAACCAGCTTGTTGTATTGTTAATGCATCGTGTTCCATATAAGCACTATTTATAAAAAACACAAAATCATCTTCACTCGTAGCAGTCATACTGGATGGAGCTGATGCTGTTATTGCATTGAATGATGCTGTAGAAGTTCCTATAATAGATGAGTTTTTCTTAACAAATGTTTTTCTTAAATATGTATCTGCCGTAGTTATTCCACTTGTAACTTGATCATCAACATAAGTTTTAACGGCGTTCTGTGTAGATAATACGGCAGTTCCAGTTCCAAGACTTGTATTATTTGATATTTCAGTTATATTGTATGAATTTACATTTAGTGAACCACTTAATAATAATGAACCAGTCATTTCGTGATTATCATTTACATCATCACCGAATTTAGTAGATCCACTATCGTACAATACAGTAGAATTTACAAGTTCTGAATTATAAGATTGAGCAGTTAAATCTCCTTGTATTGTTGCATTTCCTACTACTGTTAAATTACCGGAAGTGGTTAATGCTCCACTCACGTCCCAATCACCTGTAAATCCTGTTGCACTTATGGAAGATGCTCCGACTTTAATTGCTGTGGATGAAGTGATTGAATTAAAACTAACATTTGAACTTGTGGCTACTGCCTGTCCTATTGCAATATTTTGAGTTAATCTATCAGTCCCATCCCATTCTGTTCCACTATTAGAAACAGTCACCCCTGTTCCAGATTCTAATATAAGTGGATTATCGGTGGTTGTTCGTCTTACTCCAGATGAAGGTCCTCCAGATATTCTAACTTCTTGTACACCATCGTCAGGTTTTACTATGGAAGTGAATGCCACATCTGTTTCTGCTCCAATAGATAAAGTTTTTGGAGTAATATATTTTTGCATTGTATGAGGACCTGCCAACTCATTAAATGCTTCCGGTATTAAATATCCCTTTAATGTAACACTAAATTCAGTTTTTACTATTCGTTCTCTATCTGAAACTTCTGTACTATCTGTATAACTATCTATATTAGTTTTAAATCTCATTTTACCAGGTTCACCCCAATATGCACCCGCTGACCAATTTATTCTCTCAATCAGTTTATTCATCTGTTCAATATATGAAGTCCAAATAATAAAATCATAATTTAATATCATATAATCTGGAACTGCTACATTATAGTATTCTCTTTGTGGAATTAAACCTTGTTGAACTGAAAAATTATCATACCTATTAGCATCTGTGTATTTTCTTTCAAACTGCCAATGAAGTTTAGGTTCATTTGGATCCATTTTATCAACTGGCATTGTATCATCCTTTTCCATCCCAGTTCGTCTAAATGCTATAACAGGTAATATAAGTTGTCGTTTTTTATCTCTCATATAACCAGTTTTTTGTATTGCAAACCATCGTTCTGGAGATGCATACATAATTGGAACTTTTACAGTTTCACCATTATCAGTAACCGTTGGTTTTATCACCTCTGTGAAATAATACATGATGGCAGAATCTAAATCCATCAAACTGATAGATACATCTTTTATTTCATCTACATCTCGTTTATATTGGCGTGCTCTATTTAGAGTTGCTCGTTGGCTTCTCGGTAATGGTTTTTTTCTTGCCATTAAATACTCCTAACTCTTTCAATTCCTAAATTGCTATATCTAATTCTATGAGTAACACAAGATACATTCCAATTATTATCTTGCATACCACCAACTAACTGATTTTCATTTATTGCATTTATTTCAAACTGTGCCCAATTCCATTCTATAACATCTCCAACTTCTGGAACAAGTGATAAGTCAATGAGTGTTTGTCTTAAAATATGAAATGATGCATTTTGTTGTTCGTCGGGACCAAACTCATCTGTATTATAGTCAAAGTCTTCTGCTTCTATAAGACAGGCAAATTTAACTCCAGCTTTATATCGTTTTCCACCACTCGATTCACCATACATATTAGTCATTGTGTCGTGTGCTGATACTTTATATAAAACTACTTGTTGATTTATTATTCCATCTTTGCCTTCTTTTAAATCACC